TATAGCCTTTTCGTTTCTGTCATCCCATTTTTCTTTATACCAAAATTGAGTATTGTCTTTATTAGTTCTAATCTTAGTATAATCGCAATGCCATACTTCAGATAATTGCTTAGTTACTGACCATATAATTTCTAAATAATATCCACCAAATAATTCAGCATCTAAGGAAACTTTGCGGGTTAAGTCATTAAGACTTTCCATTCTGTTAACCTTTTGAATAAAGGCTTCTGCCTCTGGACTTCCTTTCCAACCATTTGCGCTAATATAGTGAACCTTGCTTTTTACAATCGCATTATGTTTAGCTGACTTGTTGAATAGGTCAACTAAATAATTAGGATAGTCATTGCGGTCGCCATACTGAATATATCCCTCGCCCTTCTTTTCTTTAAATTCAGGCTGCTTAGCTTCCGCAAATGTTAATACTCTTAAATCCATTATTGTCTTATTTTATAAGTGTCTGTTGTTGAATATTCAGTAAACGACATAGCCGTTCCAATAAGTTCCATTATGCCTGATTCAAGCATATTTAAACCCACAGGATTTGTATTGGTTGTACTTGCTTGCTCATATATTTCGTAGTCATATTGACCATTCAAAGAAGATCCAAAGTTAGTATTTGTAACGATACTAAATTCATTGTACCTATCCTTGTACAAACTTATGTCTGTATTATTTAGCTTAACAAATTTAACCTCAGTATTTGCGCTTCTGTTAGTGAACACAAACAAATAATTAGGGTTAGTTAATAACTCCTTTTCTGTCAATGTTAAAATAATATTTTGCGTCTGCCCTTTCGTTAACCTCATCATATTACTAAATAGCAGAAATTTGAATTTGTTGCAGATAAAGGATAAATAACCTAATATGTTAAGTTTTGGCTTATGTTATAACATTTGTCAAGTTATAACTTTACTTTATCCCTTAAAAGTAACATAACAATAGCTATATGTTACTTTAATGACACATTATCGTATGAATAAGTGTATCAATGTTACACAATTTGTGATGTTCACGAATCCGTGAAAGGTTTAAAAATGTGAACACTTGCGTAGTATGACTACCAACAATTAACAAATTTTGTTACAAGTCTATATAAATCAGTAACATATATACCCTAATTCTGTTACAATATTTTACATATTGCACCCTAACTATGTTACCAATTCGGTTACAAGTTCTCTAATAGTAAACTTATCAATCATTTGTACGGCGTTTAAACGTACAATTTGAGCCGATAATGAGCGATATACGGCTCATTAATGATCTATAAAAAAAAACCGCCGAACGAATTAACGAACGGCGGCAAACCTATAAACCTATGAAAACCTATGCGCCTGCTGTTTCCAGAACAGAATAAACTGCTTGTGCAACGCTTGGTGCTAATGCAGGCTCAGAACCTGTAAAAGTTAAAGTGAAACCACTTCTATCAGCTTGCGCAGTACCGGTAGATGCTGCATTTGCAGTCATATCAATACCACGAGTTTTTCCTAAATACCAATAAATGCCGTTGCTATCTTTTGCAACTGCCACTAAACTATTTTGCGCTAACAAAAGTAATTCATTTCTTGTATTGGTTTGTAATTTGTTTAAAATTATTTGTAGTTCTTGACCATAAACAACTGTTCCGTTTGCAACAGAAGCAGTCATAGTTTGATTGAACATTGAAGTATCTTTAACTAAAGCATACTTCCAAAAACGTTTTCCACTCGCCTTAGTCAAAGCAGTAATTACACCACTTGCTTCAGTTGTCGCAGTTACGTTTGCCGCTTCTGTGAAATATACTTCTACGATTCCGCCTAAACTATCGCGACAATCTAAAGTATATCCTTGTGTTAATGCACACGCCATTGTTATTTAATTTAATATTTTAAAAAATGGGGGTATTTTACACCCCCGAATAATTATGCTAAGATGAACTTCACGATCTCGTCTGGGAAAGCAAAGTTTACACCCATTTTAAATTCAGATACAAAACGAACTTGGTCAGCTTCTTTTGCATAGAAAATTTCAAACTTTTCTTCTTCGTTCAACAAATCTGTTCCTAAGAACAAGTTGCTTAATCTTGAAGCGTAAATTTTATTTGTTCCGTTTAAACCTTGTAAAGCAATAACTTTAATAGGAGTACCTGGTAATACAAATTCGCTATCAGACTTACCATCAAAAGAATAGTTAAACATATTAGCATTCTTCAATGCAATAGTGTAAGTTCTAAATGTGTCCATACCGCAGAAAATAGTCATATCATCATAAGCTACTACCTTAGCATCAATAGCTTTGTAAACACCATCAAAAATGCTTACTACGTTTGAAGCTACAATACCTGTTGCAGCACTAATAGGCGCAGTTGCGATATAAGTTGCACTATTTGCAGCTACCGGTCCAGATGCAGCACCGATTAATTTAACAAGTCCGTCAAATTTTGAAAGATTAGCGTTGCCACTATCTGTATCACCCTGCCATAACGCAGTTTCTAATTGAGAAGCAATAGTTTTAGCTTTTTTCTCAGCAAACGCTTGCTCAAAAGGAATAGAATCATAAATTGATCCTGTTGGTAATGCTTTTTGTAAATACTTAGCTTCTAAGTCTTTAGGACAAAGTGCTTCGTTTACTTTAATTTTTCCAACTGTTACTGTTCTTTGAGTAAAAGTTGTTGAACCTGATGCAGTAAATCCGCAGCTTCCGCCCGCTTGAAATATTGCGTCTGTGTCCATAATGTTAATCGTTTCAGAAGACTTTACGCCTACCATAACGTTGCCTGCGCTCTTAATTAAAGATGCAGTTTTTGCGCCTAATACAGAATCCGTTACCAATAAGGCTTCGTTTTGCTCTGTGTATGCGGCTAATGCTGATACGTCAAATGCCATTGTTATTAATTTTTAATGTTTAAAATTGCTTGTCTATATTTATCTAATCTTTGGCTTTTAATATCATTTGTATTAATAAATGAATTAAAGCTGTTAGGTCTTTGAATTGGGTCGGCTGAAGGTGTATTTGAAAGTGCTTCAATTAATTCAGCTACTTGTGCAAATCCTTGCTTAACCTTATTTTCTAATTCTAAAACTTTCTCGTCTGATACTCTTTTAGCTTCAACTAATTCTGCAATACTTGCATTGAATTGTTCAGCCATATCTTGCATCTTTTTGTCTTCATAATCTTTGCCTGCCTCAACCTCTGCTTCTGGTGATACTTCTTCAACCTTAGTTTCAATAGCAATAATTTTGCCATTCTCATCTAAAGTAATTTCTGTTCCGTCCATCAATTCGTGGTCGCCTGCCGGTGCTACTGATCCGTCTGCTAAATTAACAGAACCGCCAACCTCTAATGCTGAGATTTCAACTTTAGTTCCGTCCATCAAAGAATATTCAGCCATCTCAACCTTAGTTTCTTCAACCTTAGTTTCTTCAGCTTCTACTTCTTTAACAGGCGCAGCGTTGTCCTCAAACAATGCCTTAATTTTTAAAATTGCTTCCTGTGCGTTCATACTTTTTTTATTATATAGTGAAAAAATGAAAAGTTTATCACTTAACTTGTGATAATATTTTTTTGATAGCATCAACCATTGATGCAACCTTGTTAACTTCTTTAGGTTTGTAGTTAAATAAACCCTCTACGCTAAAGCCCATAATCTCACCATTCTTTACCTTCTGCCAAGCGTCTTCGTTATCTACAATCATACTACCAAACCAACTTCCCTCTGGCGCATCCTCAAAGCCTTTCATAGGCATAATGCCACGCGAAGGGTCTGATATAAAACTTTCAAATAGAGTAACCCCTTCAAATTGTGCATTTGAATTGTGCATTAAATTCACATTACTTTGGAAGCCTTTTTTGAAAAACTTTTGTACAATTTTAAGAATAGTATCACGACTAAAAGCCACATAGTAGTCGCCATAAGTAGCATCACTCCTAAAAATTGGCGTGTCAGCCAACATAATAGCGCCCGAAATAATACGACGATCTTCATTTGTAACTTCAAATTTTTGGGTTTTATTAAATGCGTTCCAATTCTTTTGAATTGCAGGGCTATCAACTAAGGAAATAAAATCAACTTGTGAATCGTCATTTACATCCTCTGTAATATCCAACATATATATTGGTAATTCTTTATTCATAATACTAAATAGTTTTTTTTTAATTATTTATCGTTTACTGAAACCTTGCTCTGTTCTGTATCTCTTGCTCTCTTTGTTGAGAATTTGAAATATCACTTTGTATTACATAAGCACGAACAGAACCGCCACCACCACCATTTCCACCCCCACCACCATTTCCACCACCGCCTCCTGTATTTGGTGCGCCACCTCCACCACCTCTGCCCATATCAGGTAATGAACCCCCGCCTGTTGATGGCATTGATGGACTTGGTATGTCAACAAAACCCGGCTCTGAACTTCCCGCAGGTACGTTAGGCGTTTTTACTGCCATAATTGCTTTCACATTTTTTAAACCCGCAACAATAGCTGCTGCCGCAGCAACCGCACCTAAAACAGGACCGACAATAGGAATGCCCGCTAATGATTTGAATGCAGCCGTTGCAGACATATAAGTATCAATAGTAACCGCAGCAATAGCCGCTGCCTTGCCCGCAACTGTATGTTCACCGATTGCCTTTGCAACGTTCTTTAATGTAGAACTAATCTTGCCTAAATTTTCAGCACGAGCCGCAGCTTCTTTTTTACTTATTTCAATACGTGCATCACCTAATTCCTTTTCAGTTTTATTATATGCTTCGCCATCAATTTTACCTTCTTTAAATAAT